ACCTCTAAAGATTATGGCGTGGCTCACTTTTACGGGCTTCGTGACACTCGCACTTATATGACCGTGCAGTCAGACTCGACTGCCCAGTCTTTTAAACTGGATGTTGAAGTTCCTGACGAGTCTGGCCGTGTTATCACCGACCGCCTAGACGACCTTTTTATTGAACTTTCTATCGAAGGAGTTTTGCTTGCCTCTGATCTGATTCCCCAAAACGGAGATACGTTCACTTATGGCGGTGTCACTTGGATCACGAAGTCTATTGAAGACAAGGGTACCAACAAGGACTTCCGTAAAGTTTCCGTCAAGGGCGTCAAGTATCAGGAAATCCTCTAATAGGCTGGCATCCGATGGATGCTCGCTATCTAAAGGCTACGACCGTCCTGTCCCACCAAAACATGGTGTGCGGCAGGACGCTTCGTGCTTTCTGTTTGCGGCATAGGGTTGCCTTGGAGGCAATCAAGTCTCCGTTCATTGATCCTGTAAATAGCAAGTTTGACCCGGTGCAGGTTGTAATGGCTGCGCGAATTCTATCGACCTACGACAAGGAGGAGATGGCACGTCCTCTCTCCCTTATCGAAAAATTGTACATGGCCCGTATGGCCATGAGCAAGAAGTACTACTCGCGCTGCATTGGAACCATTATAGGGTGCATCCAAGTCTCCCTTTCTTACCCGAAGTTCTGGGAAAAGGATGATAATAAAAAGGAAAACAAGAAGTTTGAATCTATTCCATTTCCCTTGTCTTGCGTTGCCAGCCTGTGCCGTAACGGCGTTAGCTTAGAAGAAGCCTGGACGATGCCGGAAGGCGAGGCCGTATGGATGTCGATTGCCAACGCCATTTACAACGGTGCTAAACTTGATGTCTTATCCACAGAAGAGGAAAAGGACTTGGAAAAGTTCAACGAGCAAATTGAATCCTACAAGAAGGCCAACAATCATAACTAACGCATATGGCCGATCTATCAGTAACAATTGGGTTAGACCAGAAAGAGTTGGAGAAAGGTCTTGCCGACGCCGGTAAGTCCATCGGCGGTATGGGCGGCAAAGGCGATGCTGAAAATCCTTTCCAAAGTGCTGCCAACCAGCTCGGAACCGCGCAAGGTATTGGTAGCCTGGTGGCTGGCCCTATCGGTGGAATGATTGGCGGATTTATTGACGCCTTTGGTGCCATGATTTCTTCGGTCATGGCCAAGGTAAAAGAGCTGGCGGACTACGCACAACAAATTCGCAGAATCTCGCTTACGACGGGCATTAGCATTGATCAGGTTCGCCAGCTTGAGTCCATCGGCCAGGCGTTCGGCGTTAGCCTTGAATCCATGTCCCGGTCGGTTGTCGAGTTCACGCGCCGCATGGGTGAAGCCCGAATCAAGGGCGGAGAGGTGACCAACCTTCTTGCAAAGATGGGTGTTGGTATGAATGAGATTGCAGACGGAAGTTTTGATGCCACCAAGGCAATGAAGTCATTGGCTGACTCTTACGCAGCCGGAACTGACGAGGCGACATTGCTGTATTACGGCACCAAAATGTTTGGTGATTCGTTCAAGGAACTATTGCCCATCATCAAGGCTGGTTCCAAGGCTATTGATGACGCCGCTTCCACTTACCTAACCGCAAATGAAACGGCCACGGGGGCATTTGGCAGGTTTGGTCAAGATATGGATAATTTTGGTCGTTCCTTTAAGAATTTCTGGATCAACCTTGTTGGTTCTGTAGTCGAAGTTTTTGAAGTGGCCATTTCCCGCATCAACAACATGAACGATGCTGGATTTTGGAATCCTTTTGAGTCACCTGAAGACAAGGCAAAGCGCGTCATTAAGAACGCTCCTAAGTACATGACCAACGAGGAAATCATCAAATTCGCCCTTAAAAATGATTACAGCGAATCCGAACAAGAAGACGCTCGTAAGGAACTTGAAAAACAACTGAAGGGTGATGGCAAGAAACTAACCCCATTTGGACTTTCCGAGGCCGGCGCGGCGTCCCAGCTCCAGCAGATGGGCGGGGGCGACATCTTCGGGGCGGTGGCCTTTACGCCTATGGAACGGATTGCTACGGCAACCGAAGAGACAGCCAAAAACACCCGTCCCGATCTTACACCCGCCACGCGCACCCCTGACGAACTATCCCGATAACCATGTCTTCAGCTTCTAACACAGTAATTAAATATGGGGATTTTCTAAATACTCCCGTCCCGCAACCCGGATGGCAGGTCGAGGCCGACGGCTTTGGGCTTCTCCAGGCACAATGTAAATTTAAGTGGGACATCAGTAAGCGAGGTTTATTCCCGACCACATTTAAAAAGGGTTTTAAACTTTCAAATTTTATTCCAGGCGTTGAATCACCCTATTCCAATATGGGTCTTTGGAGGGCTAACATGACAACCGACAAGAGTAATGTCTTAACCATCACGGCGGATTTCTGCGGTATTGATCCTAGCGTAAACGGAGGATCAAAAACAGAAACCCAGATGGCTATGACCGGGGCAACTGGCTCCGAACCTATCGAGCATCACCCTAATTTCTTAGTGCAGAACCTTGAGACTGGTGCTTACAGTATGAATGTTCTTGCTGGGTTTCCTCCTGCTTCTGGATGGAATCCATCGCTTACACCTGCAATCAATCCAAGTAGCGGCGTTGGAGGAAACCCCAATCGCGCACTCTGGACACCCAAAGTCGCCAATGGGGGTGCAACGCAAGGTCAACAGTTTGTGGGCTTCTTGCCCAACCAAGACCCGGCAGAGTATTCCGCTGGAAATATTAACATTAAAGCTGGCATTAAGAATTACTATAAACCGTCAAACACGATGCGTTGCTTGTTTTATGTTGATACTGAATCTGCCGCACTGGCTTTTGCATCTTATGTTGGATGGACGACAAGCGGTGCGGTCTATCAAGTTCCTAGCGCATACCAACAACTTGCCACAGGTGGGTACGGGGGATGTCTTATTTATAAGGCCGTCTGGCAATCGCAAATTCGACGAGCATTCCTCATCACGAATTGCTCAGTTGAACAATTTGGAGGCATTTGGAAGCTGACCGCCGATCTGATGCTCTCTGGATTGGGTGGCTGGGATAGGGACATTTATCCTAACCTAGACGGGCCTACCTAATGCGTTCTATAGCCGGATTTAACGGATCGTCCATCAATGGTTCCTTTGCAGCAGGGGAATCCATTTCTGCCTCCGCGCTGAACAAACTCGCCACGGGTATCGATGCTACCCGTACTATGCCGAGTAATGATATCCTCTTTCAGGCTAATACTAATGGTACTGCGTACACGCTGCCACAGCAGGTATATTACGGCCCTACGGGTAGCCCACTAGACCCTAGATTAGACGACGACAAAGTCACCATTCAGCCTGGTACCGTCAACCGTTACATCCCGAAGATTGATGGGAATTATATTGATAAGGTTCCAGCTCCGAAAATCACTGTCAGTGCCGATGGCTATATTTTGGTTAAGGTGACTCACGAACCTCAAAAGTATTTTCCACGGACGGCTGAAATCGTGTTTCTTCCCGTTGCAACTCCCCCGGTTGATGTTGATACGATTAGTTACTATCCTCTGGCCAAGGTTAATAAAAATGAAACGGGCGGAATAACTTCTTACTCTTTGCAATATTTCAGCAAAGGAAACCTAATTGTTAACCGACTAAAATCCGGCCAAGGCGCGGCGACTTGGTGGTGGGACGTCATCAATTAAATGTTTGATCCTTGGGAGCCAGCCACGCCGTACTCCCCGGGGGCGTTAGTAAGTTATAACGGATTAGAATATTTCCGTTCTAATTTCCCCCTCACACAAACGATGGGTACTCCTCCAAATCAGGAAATGAGTACCGACCCTCAAGGAACCCCTATCAGAACTTGGAGTCTCTGGGGAGTACAACCAGAAGCCTACAACCCTAAAAGAAACAGGCTTGTCCCTCGTTACTTTAGGCTTGTCGAAGAAAACCCTCAAACGACTCCCAATACATACCAAGGGATGACGGATTTCCAGCAGAGTGCTTACGACAATGAATTCAATAATCCCAGCCAGTTTGATTTGGATTTAACGAGAGGCTATGCCCTAGAGATGGATCAGGACGGAGCTGGGTTCTTGCCGGTGCCGCAGGACAAGTGCGGAGTATGCTTGCAACAATGGCAAGAAATTGGAGACCCAAAAGTAATTTTTCCAGAAAGAGGGGTTGGTGCAGCATTATTCTATCGTATCAACCTTATACTAGTAAATGGGAAGTGGGTTCCAGATTCAAACGCGCAAAAGCCTTATGTATATTATGTTTTTCTTATCTTTAACCATCCCCTTTATTTTCGTCGCTCGTTTGAATTGTCTTATCGTTATTCAAACAGATTAGGGATAGAATTTGAAGTAACTCATACTTACACTCCTACGGACGATAATTACGGGAGGGCAGGCGGAAATACTTACATTTTCCCAAACAATGGGACTGAGACTTATTTTCAGCCTAGCAACGCCGCCTGGACGTTCCAATTAGCAACAGAATATGATAACTTGGTGTCTATTTGGATTAAAGAGATTGAGTCTAATGACTGATTTGGGCTTATTGACATACGGCTAAACCCAAACGGCGAACCTATGTCCTGTACCCATCATCAGTTTAAGCGTGGGGTCACCTTTAATGGGGTGGGAACCTATACCACGGAGCCAGGCTGGCCGGCAGACCTTACTGGGGTGACCATCGTCACCGCGCTGCTCGACGCCCGTAACCAGCTCCACTATCTGGATGTGGCCATTACCAGCCCTACCACCTTTACGGTTTCCTCCAACCTGACCCAAGAATGGCACCCCGGAACCGCTTACTGGGATATCAAGTTTTACGAAAATACGACTGAAATTTTCTATTCGGCTACCGTCCGATTGGAAATTTTGCCCAACGTCACCCCTAACAAAGTTTCTAACTGATGTCCTTCACAATCAGCATTAACGACCAAGCCGCCTTTGAAGTCCAGTTTGCTGGCCCTGCCGGCCCGACCGGCCCTCAAGGCCCGCAGGGCATTCAAGGCATTCAAGGCATCCAAGGCGTCAAGGGTGATCAAGGCGACCAAGGCATTCAAGGTATCCAAGGCATTCAGGGTATTCAGGGTGTCAAGGGCGACAAAGGTGATCAGGGAGACCAAGGCATTCAAGGCATTCAAGGTATCCAAGGTGACAAGGGCGACCAAGGCGACCAAGGTGACAAGGGTGACCAAGGCGACCAAGGCCCCAAAGGCGATCAAGGAGATATTGGCCCCAAGGGCGACCAAGGTGATCCAGGCGTTGGCGTTCCTGCTGGCGGTACAACGGGTCAGTCTCTCGTCAAGTCCAGCAATTCCGATTACTCCACCGCCTGGGCCACGGTCTCCAGCAGCACAGCATGGGGCAGCATCACTGGCACCCTCTCTTCCCAGACCGACCTTCAGAACGCGCTGAACGCCAAGCAGTCGACGGCTGGGATGACGTCCTATTTGAGCAAGGCGGGGAACCTCTCTGGCCTTACCAGCCTTTCCACGGCCCGAGATAATCTTAACCTAGGTACGGCCAACACCCCCGCTTTTGCTGGCCTTGATGTCCTCGGCAGCGGAGGCAATCAAACACACCTGACGCCGACTAGCCTTACGCTGACGCAGACTGGCTCTGGCATCTTCACGATCCAGCCATCTCAGGGTATCGTCTTCCCAGACTCGACGGTGCAGACCACTGCCTACCCCGGCCCGGTCGGAGCTACGACTTGGGGAAGCATTATTGGTAGCATTGTCAATCAGACGGATCTCTACAACGCTCTGTATGCCAAGCTCGACACTGCGACTGCCGCTTCGACCTATTACCTTCAGACGAACCCGGCAGGTTTTATTACGTCCTCGGCTCTGACGGGCTACGCAACGGAGTCTTGGGTCACTGGGGAGCTTGGATCTTATCTACAGCTTTCAGGCGGAGCGATGACGGGTTCAATTACCAACTCAACCGCCACCTACGATACTGAGATGGCTGGCGACCTGTTCGGCGTCCAACTCTCTGCGGATCACACGAAGGGAACGACCGTTCAGTTTAACGGTTTAGACACTTACGACGGCGCAAGCCACATGACTGTCACCCCGACCGGGCTGACTTTCCCTGACGCTACTGTCCAGACTACTGCTTACACGGGTGGTGGTGGCACTTGGGGTTCCATCACCGGGACTCTCTCTAATCAGACGGATCTTCAAAGCGCGCTCGATGCGAAATACGACGTTACTAATCCGGCTGGGTTTATTACCTTTGGTGACCTGACTGGATACGCCACCGAGTCTTGGGTGACCGGGCAGGGTTACATTACTTCTGGATATTTACCTAACATTCAAACCGATATTGGTTTTGATACGAGCATCGGAACGCCTCAGACTCAACGCCTACTTATAGATGGCGTATGTGAATTGAGTCCGGGATCTGGCATCACTCAAGCTCGACTTAATTTCAGTTCAAACTCACAACCGAATTCTCCTGTAAACGGAGATATGTGGGTAAATCATACCTACGGTCTTAATGTGGTATGGGGTGGCATTACTAACCTGATGGCTACTCAGATTTGGGTCAATGGTAACCTTAATCTGAAAGCGAGCTTATCTGGCGCTACTTTCACCGGGAAGGTCAACCTCGCAACGCTTGGCGTAGCCACCCCTAGCATCAACCTTGGAGGTCAATGCGACTCGGCTCCAGCGTCAGCGGCTAACGGCGACATCTGGATTTCAAACGCCGCTGCTCCCAAGCTGACATATAAAATGGGAGGTGTTAACTACAACCTGCCCGTCCTAAATCAGTTTAACACCTTCACCAATCAAATGGTGATTGATACGACTTCTGCTACGACTGCCGCGCTGCGCGTCACTCAGCGTGGAGCTGGCAACGCAATCGAGGTCGAAGACTCTACGACCCCGGACGCCACAAAGTTTGTCGTGGATCAGTTTGGCAAGGTCGGAGTCGGAACTGCCCCGGACGCTACTGCGGCCATCAAGGTTGATGCCAACGGTATTTCGTTCAATGGCCTAGTCTTCAACCCTACGGCTACCTCTGCACATACTGGAGGCTCAGACACGCTCGACCTCCTAGTGACCATTAACGGAACCAACTACCGTCTCGGCCTTCGACCCGCTTAATATGATTACCATCCTTGTCTGCACCCTCATCGGCTTCCTCGGCGGCTTCTACGCTGGCGTCAAGAACGCCAAGTCTGCCAAGGTCGAGAAGGCTAAGTCCATCCTCGACCAACTCAAGGGGAAGTAAGTCGTGCGCGTCCTTCTGGCTGTCTCTGTTCTGATGGCTGGATGCTCCACGTCGTCCCAGGCTCCGCTGCCTAAGCAGCCGGACGCCCCGACCTCCGAGGCATTGGTCACGACCGTTGGCAAGCAGTGGGATACCGCTGATCAGAAAGTCGCTGCCTCGGTGACTATCGCCAAAGAGAACGCAGACAAACCAGAAGTTGTCCGAGGCGAAACCTCCGTGGCCCTGTCTTACCTCCCCTCCCCATCCCCGGAGGAATTGGCCCTTGCCCGTCAACGCGCAGCCAAGGCTGACCAAAAGGACTATGCCCAGGCGATAGACTTTGGCAAGAAGCTCCTAGCCACCATTGATATCAACTGGGCCAAGGTCGAGGCCGACAATAAGGAAGCCAAGCGGGTCTCAGACCTCAAGGATGCCCGTATCAAGGAACTCACCGGCGAGGTCGAGCAGGCCAAGAAGGACGCCGCCAAGAACATCTGGACTATCACGGGTGCCGCCCTTGCCGTCATCGGTGCCGTTGCCACGGCCTTTACCGGCCCCAAGGTAGGCATCCCCCTCATTCTCTGCGGAGCCTTCTGCGGAGCCGTCCCCTTCATTATCGACTCCGAGTACTTTTCCTACATCGCCGGAACGACCCTTGCCGCCTGCGCGGGACTGGGAATCTGGTTCGTCTGGGATAAAGTCAGGGACTCCAATAAAGCATCTGACTATGAGCCGCCGAAAGTCTAAAGTCGTCTGGGTGAAATTAGGCCGTCAGAAAGCCTGGGGCCAAGCGACTATCGGCGAAGGGCTGATTGAAATTGATCCGCGCTTGGGTGCCAAGCGGCAGTTGGAGGTTTTGTGCCATGAGCAGGGGCATCTAACTTTCCCAGAAAAATCAGAAGCAGAAATTGACCGATTGGGCAAAGACCTTGCTGCCGTTCTCTGGGATCAGAATTACCGCCGGGTGCTGCTCCAGCCAAACTCTAAGCCCCCCAAGATTTCGTGAGT